CTGCTTTCTATCTCACTAACACAGGTGTAGAAACCCTCTACGCTGAGGTCTTGCAAACCAGAGTCTATGATATAGAAGTGCTTATTGATAAAGTGTATTGCTCTTTCAGCTTCCTCATTAGATGCTGTTACCTTGTCGTTAACTAGGTATGGCTTGCGTAGGTATACCCAAAGTAGTTCTGCGAATACCTCTGTAGGTGATCCGGTCTCTGGGCTATACACGGCCCAATTCCATCCGGAATATTCTGATAGGTTCATCATTAGTTCAAACCCGAACTGCGATTTACCTTGGTGCGCCCCAGCATAGATGTATGTGGTGCTACCTTTCTTTACGGAGTATTTGTCAAACAGGGAGTCAAATCCCGTCCAAGCTCCTTTGCTTACTCCGTTCTCACGAAGTTGTGTTAGCGAATCCTTTAACTCCTCGGCTCTATAGATAAAGTTTCTCATTGTTATTTATTTAATTATTACCAAATTCTTTACTGTAATCTTCTTCTTTATGTGCGAAGCTTCTGCTTACTTCTTTACGATAGAACTCTTCTATGATATGGAAATCGTAAACGCTCTTACCTGTCGCTCCTACAAACGACATCATCTTTGCTATCATTTCTGGATTGCGATTGATATGGTCAAGAGACTTTGCTCTTGTAACAAACTGAAACGGTCTGTCCTTTGTACCTTGATACATATTAACGTATCCGTTACCTCGCTTCTTCTTCCAAGCAAGGCGTACACCAACGTCATAAATCATTTGTCCTTCTTCGCTCATATCTTTTTAAGTTTATTATTCTCCATTATATGACAATCATATCTTGCTACAAATCCATTTATATCATTATCTCCTTTTCTTAGTAATGTAGATTCAAGGAAAAAATCTTTTTTAGGGAAGTAGCCGTTAATATAAACCTTGCTATAGTCATATAAGGTAGTGCAAAATATGTAGTAATCACATTTCTGCTTAGTGTTCCAAGCAGAAACAGCAACCCTATAGTCTCCCTTGGGAGGATAGTTTTGTCGCTTAGTTTTTACATCAATCTTAAATCCATTAGCTTTGAAATCGTAATCATAAGTGCTTTCGTCTTTTATAAAACCACCTCTTGATTCTAAATAATCTATTGCTATTACCTCTCCAATAGCTCCGGCTAAGTTACCTTCTCCCTTTGTTATAGAACCATTCAACTCTTTAAAATCAAACCTTTCCTTAGCTCTGTGAAGCTGTTCTTCCGTTACCTCTAAACAAACCATCACATCTTTATTAATCTCAACCTTCTTTGATACTTGCGGATCAACAATGCTGAGTTGGTTAATTGATTCTGTAGGTCATTACTCCAGCCAAATCTACTGGCGTGAAGAGATAAGTTTACATTGTCGATCATCAACATCTCCAGATATTTTTCTACCTCGCGTATGTGACGTCTCTTCCTATTGTAAGATTTAATCGTACTCAATACCATACTCTGTTAAGTCTCTTTCGCAAAGCTGAACTATGCGATTATACAATTCTGATTTTACCTTTGTCTTTTTAGCGTTGGCTATTGCGTAACTGCGAATATCGCTAATCACTCTTTTGCTTCCGCTTGTTCTCTTTGACTTGTAGTTTGTTTTCATAAGCAAATTTATTTGCGGTGAGGAGTCTGGCGACTCATCTCTCTTTGGTGTTAAAGGTTTCTACTACTGGAGCAAAACTTTGGACTACCTCTCCCTTTACCCAAACTGAACCATTAAACTCTTGATACATTACTTTAGGTTTCCAAAACTGCCACCAGCGAGGTGAGGATTCAACAACAAAGGTTGTTTCTAATCTGTTCCATCCGTTTAAGGATTCTGTTACTTCAAATTTTGTTTTCATTTCTCTTTTGTTGTTAAAGGTTTTATGTAAATAAAATTCGTTTTTCTTATCATACCCCTACACCTTTGTAAAGGTTAATAATGCCAATAATCTGTTATACTGGCAAAAGTTAGTTTTATATGTTGTTGCGTATGATTTGATGTTTTTTCCCTTCATTATATGCCGCAGCATCCTTTAATGGTGGGAATTCGCATCATCTCATTTGATATGTTGTGTTGTACCATTTGAGATGTTATCCGTATTTATACGCTTATATACTTTACACTTTGAGTGCTTTTTATTTTACACTTTGTCACAGTGCGGTGTAAGGTTTCTATTTCACAATCTGGATAGGTGCAGTTGTTGTTTAATCTGCAACTCTCACCTTCTCTTTTGATGTGCTTACACCTTTTGTTGGTGTCAAGCATCTTGTGCAGTTTACTTGACATAATGTTCTATTAAAGACACAAAACCCTATTGGTTTGTATCATTATTGGTTTCTAATTTCTCAAGCGTATCCTTCAGTATCACATTCCAAGCCCACTTATCCTTGTCAGCGTTCCAAAGTTGCTCGTACATCTCCAGTAGTATCTCTCTCATTTTTATTTTGCTTTAAAGGTTTGCGCCCATTTTTTTATGTGTGCGCCTATAATTGTAAGGTTTTACCCTTACTTTGTACAATACATTGTCAGTTTTTACCCTTACTTTGTACATAGGGGTAAACATTACCCTTGTCTTTTCAGCCATCGTACATACATCTTCGCTGCCCAAGCTCTTCTTTGTTGCTTGTTAGGATATACCTTTCTTAATCTGGCATTTGCTATGCGTAGGAACTGATTCATCTTATTCATAGTAATTGATTTTGGAAGGGAGGGGGGAATCGAACCCCCCTATTAACCTACTCCGCAGTAAAGCTATTTCCTTTTCCCTTTTAACGTTTTAGAACAAGTCGTCATCTTGCGTGTTAGTCGCTGCTGCTGGAGCTGGTTTCTTTTGCTCCAACTCAGCGTACATACCACCGTCTCTTTTACTTAAGAGATTGATGTTTACCCAACCGCGATCATTGAGGTTCTTAGACAATAGGTCAATGTCTTTCTGGCTGAAGCCAACGTTGATGATTTGACCATACTTACCCTCTTTTACACGGGTACTTCCTACAAATACTTTGTCTTGTGACATAGCTACTAAAAATTAAGGATTAATAAATATTATTCTAGAATCAATTTTGAGAGGTGACTCACCCTCTGTTCTAAACGCGCAACTCTCGAGGTCATATTATCTACCACCTGTGATAGATCACTATTTTCCTCCGAGCTATGCTTGAGTATACCTATAAGCTTGTTATAGTTAAAGCTATACATACCATCGGCCATTCTGTTTTCGTGAGAATGGATGTACTCATAAGCCATACGCTGACTTACACCGAGTAACTTACCGACTTCTGTACTTGCATATTCCTGTTCCGACAACACTCGCGCGATAAGCGCACGAGCGGTAACTACCTTTCTGTTCTTGCTATTCTCTAGTATCTTATCTACTGGGACATCCATAAGATTACAGGCGGTCTCAATAATAAATCTCTCTAGGGGGCTAAAGCTCTCCCACAATAGCATAGTACGGTCTAAACTCTCCATTTAAAAATAATTTTTCATATAAGTTAATTGAATTATGCAACTGCATTGCTCCGAAGTTAAGGAAATTCTCCGATGCTTTATAGATGCCTACTTCGTAAGGGAACTCCTTTTCAATAACGAGGAAGTAAAACTCATCGCAATCAAATATCTCGGAGTATAGATACGCTTGTTGAGCGTACATCCACTTAGCGTTTCTGGACCATTCTTCCAGCGGTTTAGCCGTAGTCTTTAGATCAACAAGATATTTACGTCCACCCTCTTCAACGATGGAATCTGCCTTACCCTTAAGTTTAACAACCTCCCCAGATTCTAGGGACCACTCCATTACACCGGGTACTTCTGGTGTGAAGTCAAAACCCATAAGGTCGGTAACCTCACTCACCTTCTGTAGCTTCTCGTACATACCTTGTACACAGGCATAGTCTTTATTAGGTAGGACTAGCTTATCACTATGGAGGGCTTTAAACTCTTTATAGTCATTGCCTCTTCGTGTTCCATCCCACTTTATTGAGATGTCCTTACCTTCAAGGAAGAGAGAGTGCAGTGCTGATCCCACATCGAAGTACGATGCACTTGGCCAAGACCACTTACCTTGTCTCCATAAGTGAAACTTAGTAGGAGACTTAGTCATCAACTTCAGCGAACTATTGGATAGGTAAGACCTATCCGCATAGTAAGCTTCGTCATCATTAAAGCGAGTAACATCATCCATTGCTAGACTTTCTTATAAACTCTCCATACTTAGCCATCTCAACACCTATGTCCTTTAGGACATCAGCAGATAGCATAAAGTTTGTTAGCATTTCATCTTTCTCATCATAGAAAAATAATTCAACTACATTTCCACCTTGATATGCCAAGTATATTGTGATGTTATCCTTAGTTTCGAGCCTTATGTTTTTTTTATAGTTCATAATCAAGCAAGTATTTCTTTCTTCTCATCAGCACTAACCTTGTATCCAGCTAGAGCATTCTCTACGGCCTCCTTCTTGCCTCCGGCAACGGCGGCCTTCATCTTAGTAACGATCTCTGGAGTAAGTTCTTTAAGAGCTACTTTAGCTTCTTTCTTAACTGGTGTAGCAGTCTTACTTCCTCCATTGTTCTGCTTTGCGATGGCGATTGAAACCTCGTTAGAACTTGCAATCGAAGTATCAATACCAATACCGAGACCAGCCAATGCACGGCCCCAAGCACTTGTCTCACAATTCTCCACATAACTTGTCTTGTTAATGTAGCTACTAGACTTATCTTCTTGAGCGAACCCAGTAGACTTTACCATTCCATTCTCATCAGTGATAATCGCTTTGATCACACAGCTTCCTTCATCAAGGTGGTGTATCTCCGAAGATAGCGACCATCCCTTGTACTCTCCACTCTCGCGGAAATACTTAATTCTTTCATTAACCTCAACATACTCTTTACCTTTGATGTTGGTAGTCTTAAACTTGTAACGACTCATATATAATTTATTAAAATTGGTACTGATTACTGGGGTTTGGTCGAGGGACGGAGCAAGCCCTCTTTACAAACCAAAACCTTAAGATACTCCGTTATGCTAAACATACTCTTTGAATTACACTGCTAATATACTAATAATTTACTAGAATGCAATGCTTGATAATTTTTTATTCAACATATTTAAAGACATCTGCTTTTGATAGTTGTCTTCCTTAAGTTGATCAACCTTCTTCTGCATTTCGGATATAGACTCTTCGTGGAATTTACTCTCCATTATAAGATGTCTATTCCTGCGACTCATACTCATCAGCCTATCGCGTAGTTGTTTGTTCTCATCTTTCAATCCATTAAACTCGGAGAAGTCTGCTTCCAGTATAAACATATCAGCAAGGTGAGATGATATTCTTCTGTAGGCGTTTCTATATGTTTTTGAAAAACGCAGGTTAGACTCGTGATGTTTCTGTGCGTGGATTACTGTAGCGTGGTGACGCTCCAGAATTCTTGATATATCCGTTATACCAAGAGAAGAGTATTCTCTTGAGGCCATCATAAATGCATTGCGGTACATTACATTATTGTGGTGGCGGTTATCTTCTATCTTGTTTTCCTTTACGAGATCATCCCAATACTCAGTGAGCTGGACCTGTTGACTCATCGTGTTTAATATATCTTCTCTTTTCATAATCTATTTTTTTATAAACCCCTATATACTTAGTATATCTACTCTGTGTATACTATATACTCTCTCTTATAGAGAGAAGTATATACTCTATATACTAAGAATATAATATATACTAAGTATATATCCAAGGTATATAAGAG